ATCAACAAATCTTTTTAAATAGTCATCATATGTAATTTTTTGTAGTTTAGTTGTAGCTACACTTAATGCACTACTAAACTGAATTCGAAAGCTCTCCATGTCTGGAGACTTGCAATTGGCGGGAAGAGCATAGCGAGTTGTTCCAGCTACTAGTGTTACGTTTTGACTTGTAAAATTAAAAGGCCACTCAAACTGTTGCTGATCAATGTCTTGAAGAGCCGCATTGACTGCATCTTTAGCGTGACCATAAAATCCACCAGCAGCTGCAAAGTTAGTTGACGTTAACTCAACTTCATTAAGTCTCCTGTTAACATCATTAACTAAACCTAAAAAGTCATACGCCATTATTATTCCTTAGAATTGGTGCGCTTCTAGTACAGTGGTGTCCTGTAATAATTGGTAATCTTCTTTTGTCTTAATCTCATACGCATCTATGCTCTTATACTTTTTATCTAGTGCGTAGTGGTATCTGTTGTTTCCTATTACTACTCGCCAAGGAACATTTAAAAATTCTATTGGTGCTTTTATGAGGGTATCTAAATCCCCACCATCTTTTAATGCTTCTTCTTTACATACTAAAATGGGATGCAACATCCCACGTTTGTCTATCGAATCAAATAAAGCTGCAATCCACTTTTGTTCTGGTTCAATTCCGTATGTGTTTTTAGTATCAGACAGTTTTACTTTTATCAGTCTGTCTGGGAAATGAATTTGATTTGCTTTTAAATGCATAAATATAAAACGGGGCAGCACCCTTGTGAGGTACCGCCCCTTACAACTTACCTATTAAGCAAGCTGATCACGATCTACTTCATCAGCAGTTTCTGCAACGCCATCAACATCAACAACGATTGCATAAACACGGATTACTCCAGAAGTTACGTTAGCAGCAGCACAGATCAATTTAACATCGATTGTGTCTGTTGTTGTAACCAGCTGAGTGAAAGTCGATTGTGCTGTATTGTTAGCACCACCGTTTGAACCGGCAGCTAGATAGCCTGTTGAAGTAACAGACTGCCCGTCAACAATATCATCACCAGCAGCAAAGTCGATATCAACTGTAGGCGTAGTTCCGTTAAATGCTGTCAGAACTTCTGCGCCAGCAGCAACGATGAAGGTACCAGCAGGGATCTCAAGCACTTCAAAAACGTCACCGTTTGTGCAAGTGTAGTTTGCAATCTTGCTGATATCTAATGTTGCCTCAACCATGTATGCTTGCTTGCGTACATCAGGCAAAGAAGCAATGCTGTTAGCGGCAGTTGAAGAACGGGTAGAACCCAGACGAAGGTTAAATGTAGCCATTTATGTTTCTCCTTAAGCCACGTTGTAACGAGCAAGGGTAATTGCCTCAGGACGCAAAATCTTGCGACCATAGAGGTGCATACCACGCACAATATCAGCGAAGCTATCAGGATCACGATAGCTCTCTGTCTTAGTAATCTGCTGGGCAGTTGCTACAGCGGCGCTAGTACCAGCAACAATGATACCGAAGTTCGAAGACTGGTTTGCTGTGCCTGTTGTTCCCGGGCCTGTACCAATCTTGGGCAGGTTGTTGGAAACATAGACTTTGAAACCATGCAGGTTGTTGAGAACCAAACCGTTCAACAGGCCCGATCCACCGAAATCTGCATTCAATACACGGCTGTCCTCATCCTTAAGAACTTCAAGGAATACTGGATCGATAACGAGCCAGCGACCTGCTGTATCAACAAACTGTGTATCCAACAGACGACCCATACGAGCAATGATAGCAAGCGGGGAAACTGTTGCACCAGACGCTGCTGTTGCACCGGGAAAGCGTGGAGCAATAGGAATCGAATGGGATGTTGTAGCACCAGTTGTTGTGATGTTACCAAAGCTGGCTTTGCCAAGCTTCATCGAAGTCAACAACTCATCTGAACCTGCTGTCGTAACAGCTTTTGTTCCGGGAGCAGTTGTACGTGCTGTGCCTGCATTTGTGTTTTTGGTTGACTGCTCAAAGCCGCAGAGATAGCCAAGAACGTCTTGATCATACTGGTCACGCAAGCGATAAGCTGCACGATCAGATGCCATGGACATGAAGTTTACATGTGAGTGAGCAGCTTCGATATCGTCAAGCTTAAATGCAAAGTAGTTAGCTTGATCGACAACAAGCGTGAAGTCCTCGTCATCAAGGTCTTGTGCTGTGATCTGTGTGCCACGAGCGTAGTCCTTAACAGTAACTTCTGGCTCTTTGATAATCTTAACGCTATCACCAAAGCTAGCGATCTCGCCAAAGTAGTCAGAGTTTGTGATTGCTTCAACAGTGGAAGCCTTGCGGAATGCAAGTTGTACGGATTTGGAATAGATAACTGGGGAAAAGTTACCATTCGGCAGGTTACCGTAACCAGCGGCGGTTTTAAATGCCATGATTATGTCCTCCTAGTAGACAATGAAAAAGTAAAGTAATTTAAGTTCACCCCATGTGAACCAAATTAATACGCTTAAACACTACCACCAGAGGCTGACATCGTTAGGTGCGTTATAGTAGAAGGTGCCCCCTCTTATATAACGGGCTGACAATTGTTCAGGTATATCCGTGTTCGTTGTTTTGCGCTACAAGTTTTGTATTGTTCTGGTTGGCTGTTGGCAGCGGCAGAAGATACAAAGAAAAAGGGCTATCTGAAAATCAGAAGGGGGTTACCCGTTCACCCTAAAACAGCAAAAGTACATTCGTGTACCCAGAGTTATACTGACTTTTCTGGGTTTGTCAAGTTTTTACCGTGCTCCACCTGACAAATCATAAACAAATTTACCAGATTTAATTGCAGCTTCAATCTCTGGCAGTAAAGCTTCGTATTGCTGGGCAGACATCCTCTCCACCTGAGACTCCCGGAATACTCCGGTTTCTTCGCTTTCAGGGGCAGAAGCACGGGAGGTACGGACACTTGTTGCTGCATCCTTTTCCTCTGACCTCTTAACCTTTTTGCTAGTAGCCAGTCCCATGTCAGCCTTATACAGATCAATTGCCCGTGCTGCTGAAATAGCATCCGTTTCATTGTCGTACAAAGCCTGCTGAACCCACTTGGGCTGTGCCTCTACCCACTCATGGAATTCATCTTTCTCACGGATCTTATCAAAGTCTGGGTGTAGGCGCATAAGTTCTGCCTCTGCCCGTTCTTTCAAAGTCTGTGCCTGCAACTCGTCTAGCTTTTTAAATCTTTCTTCTAAGCCAATAGACTGCTCTTTAGCTTTTTTGATTGCAATTGTTTCTACAATCTTAGCTACGTCTGGGTACTGCTTAGCCCATTCGTTTAATTCTGCTTCGCTTTTAGGAAGCTTAATCTGCTCTTTAGTGCTCTTTTCTAGTTGGGCTTTAAGCGTATCAATCTGGCTTTGTAGATCTGTTTGTAGCTTTTGACTGTGCCTACGAAGATCTCCGTACCGTTTCTTAAAACTCTTCTCTTCTGCAGAGGTTGGTTCTTCATCCATCTCACTAGTTTCTTCAGAAGGTTTCTCTTCTACGTCTGCCTTCTTTAAAGACTCTAGTTCCTTCTCCTCTTTTGCAATGCGCTCATCTAGAATAGACCGCTTAGCAAAACCCGTAGTTTTAATAAGCTCAACCTTGGGTGTATTATCAACAACAATTGCTTCACTCATAACTTCTCCTTGGGGCTAACAGTGGTATAGCTTTCGCTATAGGTATTAGGTAGCCATTACAAATAAGGGATTTACTTCTTCTTAGCCGCCAGTCCCTTGCTGGTTATCGGCTTCTTTTTCTTCTTAGCTGCTAATCCTTGTTTTGAGACTGCGTTGGTTTGCTTTGGTACTTTTCTATTTTTTCTTTCAATGAAGCCGCCACGGTAGTCACCATCGCCACCGTCTCCACCGCCGCCGCCTCCACCGTCTCCGCCTCCACCGTCTCCGCCTCCACCTCCGCCATCTCCGCCTGCACCACCATCAGAACCGGCACCTCCGTCAGAGCCTGCTCCACCATCGGAACCAGCCCCACCATCGGAACCAGCCCCGCCATCTGATCCTGCTCCACCGTCAGAGCCTGCTCCACCATCACTTCCAGCACCACCATCAGAGCCTGCTCCATCTCCGTCAGCACCATCAGCACCATCAGCACCATCTGCTCCATCAGCACCATCTGCTCCATCTGCTCCATCGGCAGCAGCAGAGGCAGCATCAGCAGCATCGGCAGCAGCGGCAGCAGCATCGTCAGCTGCTTGACCAGCGGCAGCAGCAGCTTCACCTGCAGCAGCATCAGCAGCAGCATCGGCAGCGGCATTAGCTGCATCGTCAGCGGCTTGCTGAGAGGCATTGGCAGCAGCAGCATCGGCAGCAGCATCGGCAGCGGTATCAACGGCTTGCTGGGCAGCTTGGGCAGCCGCAGCTTCAGCAGCTTCCGTATCGGCAGCTTCTTGTGCCTCTTGTGCCACCTGTGCTGCTAATGTTTGAGCAGCCTGCTCTTGCATAGCCTGTTGATCAGCAAAAGCTGCTTCCATCATATTATCAATAGCTTGTGCCTTTTGTGCATCCATCATTGCTGAAGTTACACCAAAGGTTGCTAAGTCTGACTTTGCAACAGTTTCTGGCGTAGCGAAGCTTGTAATATTGCCCTCTACATCAGCAAAAGTTTCAATGCCGGGAACTTGATTTGCAGCGGTGATTGCACCGAAAGATGATGCTATAGCATTTATTTGTTGATCTGTTATTCCTTTTCCTATGGCACCCGCCACCGCTTTTGCAATAGCACCAATCACGCCTATTGTAGGTGCTTTTTCTGCAACATTCATTAAACCAAGACCAACACTTTGTGCTGTAGAACTAATGCCTTGCCCCGGACCAGTGCCTGCTCCCGTAGGTCCACCTGTTGTTGAACCCCCAGAAGGCCCACCAGAAGAACCTCCACCATCTCCCCCTCCACCACCGTCCCCCATTGTTGGTACGGTAGGTGCAGCAGGTACTCCCGGAGCTTGTGTTCCCCCGCTACCTGCTTCTGGAGTTGTTGGAGTAGTCGGGGTTGTAGGTGTAGTAGGTGCAGTTGTTGAGCCTGTAAACTCTGTATACCCAGAAGGAATTGGTAATTGAGGAACACCATTTAAAAATGGAATGAAAGTAGTCTGCCCCTGAGGACCAACATACTTTTTCATTTCATACTGAGGGGCAGTTACAACACCACCAGTAGCGTACTCCCTTTCCTCTTCCTCTACGCCACTAACAATTTCATCAATCTCAGATTCAAACTCAGCATCATCTTCCATTGTTGCTTCGTCTGCATTGCTCATCTGTCCCATTGCGTCCATCTTAGCTAAACCTTGCTTAGCTTCCTGACGCAACTTCATCAAACGATCAAGGCCGATATAACGAACAACATCAGCAGGAAATATAAATTCTCCTTCGCTGATCTTTGCAGGAATATCATCACGGACTTCTTCTTTCAAAGAGCCTGTAGGAACTTCATTACCAGAGACAGGATCTACAGATCCACCTTCCTGTAGCATTCCACCTTCAGCAAGCATTCCACCTTTTGCAAATCCCGGAGGCATCTTTGTCTGATTGTTATAAATCACAGGAGCAGGAGGCTCTGGCATAGAAGGCATTACAGCAGATGTCTCAGGTGCTGTAGTCTGCTGTGCGCTATCTGGTTGAAACGGGTTATTGTTTTTCTGCATTGACTTGTTCTCTTAATTGTTTAAGCTTTCTTAGAGCTTGGATTGCACCTTGTGCTTGATGGATTTCAACCATGTCAACAGCTTGTTCAAGCTTTCTTTGATAAAGCAGAATATTTGATTCAAGTAATTCATTAAATGCTCCCCATTGTTTAGGTGTATTTACAAGAACTTTTAAACTACTTAAGTACTGTTTGTTTTCCATTTACTGTATTGGAGGTTGTTGTTGTGTTTGTGCTGCACTAAAGCCCTGCTCTCCCGGAGTTGGAGCCTGCCCTATGCCAATGTTTCCACCGCCAGTGCCTGCTGTATCTGAAGGCCCGGGAACTCCTTGCTGCTGTGGAGGAACTCCTGCAGGAACAGGGGGTTGGTTCTGCTGAATTAGTGCTGCTTGTCTTGCTGCTTCTTCAATGCTGTTAGTTACTTTGTCTGGATCAAGATCCATTGACTTAGCAATCTCTCTAATGATATACGTATAC